TGATGTTGACGGGCCTGGTTTCACGTGGAACCGCGCCTGCGCCGGTGGGGAGGGGCATGCCGGCGGGGACGCCGGCGAGGGCCTGCCCGTCGATCATGCCCGGCATGCCGCGGGTCAGGCTTTGGAGGGAGGATCGGACGGCGCCGTACCGGGACGCCATCCCGTCCACGAGGCCTTGGATGATGAGCTGGCCGGCGCCGCGCAGGAGGGTGCGGTCCACGGACTCGGGCCCTTTCCAGGATGTGAGCTTGTTGGTGAGCCATTTGAAGCCGTCTTTGATGGCGCCGAAGCCGCTCTTGATGCCGTCCCATAGGCCTCCGATGATTTTCTTGCCGACGTTCAACAGGATCTTGCCTGCGTTGCCGAAGGCCTTCACTATTTTGCCGGGGATTTCGGCGACCCATCCTACGACTTTGGTGATCCCGTTCCAGACGGAGGATGCTATCTGGCCTATCACGCCCCAGACTTTGGAGAGTAGTTTGCCGAACCATCCGATGACCATCTTTATTGATCCGATGATGGTTTGGAATGTTATTTTGATTTGGTGTGCGGCGGCGCCGATGACGGATTTGATCGCGCCCCAGATGGATTTGATGACGCCGAGTAGGCCCTGGAACGCGGAGCCGAGCCAGCCGGCGGCGGTGCGGATGCCGGTGAAGACTGCGCCGATGACGGCGCCGGCGCCGGAGATGACGGCCTTGATCCCCGTCCACACCCAGCCTGCGACGGTCGCGATCCCGGTGAAGACGGCGCCGATGACGGCGGCACCGCCTTTCAGGAGGGCGATGAGGCCTTCCCAGGCGGCTTTGACGATGGCGACGGCGCCCGTGAAGATCAGCTTGACGCCGTCCCAGGCCCAGCCGATGACGGTGGCGAGTCCGGACATGACGGCGGAGACGGCCGTGACGCCGAGCTGGAAGACCAACTTGATGGCCTCCCAGGCGATCTTCAAGGCGACCGCGGCGGTTTTGACGACGCCGACGAGTAGCCGCCAGGCGCCGACGAAGACTCCGCCGATGACTCTGCCGAGTCCTGCTAGGAGGCCGGGGAGCTTGCCGATGAGCGGGACGATATGGTCGGCGATGAACCCCGTCACCTTGGTGACGATGGGCAGGAGCATGTTGCCGAGCTTGGCCTTTGCGTCCTCCCATTTCGCGGACAGTACTTGCTGTTTGTGCGCGAGTGTGTCTGTTTCCCGGGCGAATTTGCCGGTTGAGTCGGCGGATTGCTTTTGGATGAGGGAGAGTGTGGCGGCTTGTGTGGCCTGTGTGGTGAGCTGGCCGTTGACTTTCTTGTAGCCGAGGGCGGCGGCTTCGGCGTCGATAGCATTCTGGGTGAGCGATATCCCGTATTTCTCGATCGGATCCCGTTCGCCCTTCAGCGCTGCGGAGAGCGCGTCTACGGCGTCTTTTGTGTTGCCGCCGAACTGTGCGGATAAGTCAGCGCCGATCTTGATGACTTTGTTGGCCTGGGCGGCGAGCTGGTTGGCTGCGGTGCCGCCGTTTTTCAGCTGGGTGCCGATTAGCGTCGCCATTTCGTTGTATTGGTTTCGGGAGAGTCCGACGGCGTCGGCCGCTTTCTGTGCGTAGGCGTGCACTTGTTTGGCGGAGGATTTGAATACGTCGTCCACGGCGCCCATGGATTGCTGTAGGTTGCTGGCGGCGCTGACGGCTTGTTTGCCGAGGGCGAAAGCCGCGGTTGCTCCGAAGCCTATGGCGCCGGCGGCGAGGCCTTTCATGCCGATGCCGAGCGCGGACATGGATTGCTTGAGCTTGCCGACGCCGCCCTCGGCTTGCCCGATCTTGCCCATCTCCGACCGGAACCGCTTCGTGTCGGCCGTCACACTGATTTTGATTGACTGCTTGCCTGCCACCTTGATAGACTCCTTCCTGTCAGTTGATTCGATCCTGACATCGGGGGGAAGCCCCCCCGGGCCTGAGTTTGTTCTCCGCTTCTCTCTCCCTCAGGCCCGGGGGGGCACTTTTTATGCTTTCTGGCGGCGGTTCCATTCGCGGATGAGCGCCGCGGTCTCCATCCTCGTCAGTCCCCAGTATTCACAGGGAGACGTGATGATGCCCGAGGCGACCATTGCCGCCATCTGCTTCACGAAACGGGGCCGTCGCCTCGATCGCCGCGGCGTGTGTGTCGGCGTGGGGGCGGATCCTGGCGAGGATCCCGGTGAGGGCGGCGTCGCGGGGCGGCTCCGTGTGGGAGGCGACTTCGATGACGTCCAGGGCGTCGGCCATGGTGAGGCCGTCGGCGACGGACGGGGTGATGGCGGGGTCTCCGGGCTTGGCGAGGCGCTGCAGGGCGATGGTAGCGAGGGCGCGCATCATGAGGCCGGGGTCGGGGTCGGCGTCCAGGCCGGCGCCGGTGATGGTCGTGTACATGACCTGCTCCCCGATGGTGAGGGATTCCGCGAAGGCCGAGAACGCCTCGCTTTGGGCGTCAGTGTTGGGTTCCATTAGATGGCTCCTCCTCCGATGTTGTTGTCCAGGCCGAGCTTGTCGCATATCTCGCCCAGGCCCTTGAGTAGATGCTTGACTATGTCCTGATTTCTGGCTTCCAGGGCCTGCACCAGGAAAGGATGTGGATGGATATGATGGCGTGGCCAGCCGTAGTGCTGGACGCCGGCGTACGGGATGCTTTTCCGGCCGGCGTAGACCACGCTCTTGGTTTTGCCGCGGCCGGCGCGGATCGATCCCGCGAGCCGGCCCGTCTTGTGCGGTGCGAGGGGTTTGGCGGTGCGGACCACGAGCTCGCCGAGCGAGTGCATGAGTTCCTTCATGTCGCTCGTCTCGGCGCCGGCCCGGGCGAGGGCCCGCATCGCCCTGTCTGCCCCCTGGATGCGCATGGTGACTCCGTCGCCCACGGAGTAGACGCCGTCATGCATCACAGAGCTCGCTTTCTTTTACGCTTGGGTTTTCTTCTCGCGGGTGCGGACCGTGAATTCGATTTCGGTCGTGCTGTCGTCGTCGCCGGCTTTGATACCGATCGCCGGGCGGAGCTTCGGGAACGCCAGCGTTCCGATCCAGTGAGGCTCATCCGGGGTCGGCGTGTCGTTGGCGTGCGGAGCCAGCGTGAAAGGCACGTTATCTTTGCCGGGGTTGTCGAAAACTTTCATGAGGAGGGCTTCGGCGCTCGTGGACTGGACGATGGTGACTTCCAGGGTGGCCTTGCCGACGGAGCCTTTCATGACGTCGCCGAACGTTTTCGTCCCCGCATCTTTGGTCTCTTCCTTCGGGAACTTCCACTCGGAGATTTCTGCGGCGTAGTCCACGTTGTCGATTTTGAGGACCAGTTTGGATCCCCGTAGGCGCTGTATAGCCATGCTTATTTGGCCTTTCGTGTGATGATGGTTTTGATGGTGATGCGGACGGCGGGCAGCGGGGAGGCGAGGGCGTCGCCGGAGATGGCGACGTACTCGCTGATGCTGATCCCGCCGACGTCCAGGGAGAGCATGACCTGGGCGACCCGGTCCAGCCAGGCGGTGGCGTCGGCGACGGCCATGCCGGGCCGGGCGGTGACGGTGACCCGCCACGTGGCCCGGGCCTGGGCGTACGGCAGGGCCTGGTTGTCGCCGGCTTCGACGCCCATGAGCTCGATCCAGGCGGTGGCCGGCGGAGGGGTCTGCGGCAGGTAGGAGCGGACGTCGGTCAGCTCGGTCCCGAAAGCGTTGCCGAGGATTCCGACAAGGCCTTCCTGGATTTCGGCGCGGCAGTCCGCGATGGTGGGTATCTCTGTCATGCGAGTCCTGGCCTGACGTAGGGGGCGAGCATGGGGTAGACGGCCCGGAGCGGGTCCCGGGCGAGCCGCACCGGGCTGCCGGCGTCCGCGAAAGCGGAGAACACACCGCCCGGGGAGAGCATGCGGGTGTTGAGTTCGCGGGCGACTTCGAGGACGGCCCTGTGGGCGATCTTGTCGGGCAGCTCGGAGGCGCCGACGTAGGACCGGACCATCTGGACGGCGGTGTCGATCATCTCCGCGATGTCCGTGGGTTCCAGGGTGGAGGCCCCACCCGCGAGGTGCAGCTCGCGGGTGAGGACCAGCCGGAGTTTCTCAAGATCGACGGTGAACGCCATGTCAGCCCTGCTTGAACGTCCAGGGCAGGAGGGCGCCGGGGAAAGGACAGTAGTGGACGCATTCGCTGTAGATCGCGGTGTCGCGGCGCAGGTCCAGCACCTGGTCTTGCTGCAGACGGAGCGGCGCCTCCCCGTCATCGCGCACGACGATCGCGCGCTTGTCGTAGAAACATGCCAAGGTATCGCCGGGGATCGGCACGACGGGCACACCGTACAGGCTCAGGCTGATAGGCTTGGTCGGGTCGATTTTGCCTTCGTTGGCGACGGCCGGGTCGGAGCCGACCCAGCGGAGCAGCCGCTTTTCCTCGCCGAGCGCCGCGATCACCTTGATCAGGTCCCAGGTGAGGAACAATCCGTCGATCGAATACTGGTCGGAATCGTCGAATGCCTTCTGTGCGTCAATGATGACGTTACGCAGCGAGACCGCCGTGATTTCGCTGGCCTTGGTGGCGCCGCCGACGGAGCGCTTGACCGCCGCGGCGACGATCTGCTCGCGGACAAACTGCACGTTCCACGCCTCGAATGCCTTGGCGTGCTTGATGGCGAGTCGCTGCCCGATATCGTCCAGGAACGCCGGGTCGGCCCGGTTGATGGTCGCGCGGGTGAGGGACGTGCCGCCCGCGAACGCCGTCACCTTCGCGGTCTGCAGCTCATCGGTCATGGTCCCGGTCGCCACCTGGGTGCCTTCCGTGTACTCGGCGACCGTCAGGCTGTCTTCCTTGTAGACGGAGTACTGGACGGTCTGGCCCTGCATCGGGACGTCGTGCGTGTACGCCAGCGCGTTGGTGACGCGCTTCTTGGCCTCCATCTTGGCTTGCAGGCGCCCGAGCCAGGCGGGCGGCTGCGCGGACTGCCCAACCTTGGTGACGGTGACGTCACGGAAATCCAGGCCCTCGGGGGCGTTCTTGATGTAGTCCCCGTAGGACCGGTACTGGGCGAGGGGATGCGGCTCGGTGACCTGAGCGGTCTCCACTCGGTCGATCCGATCGCGGAGGGCCCGGACGTCGGCGGAGATACCGCCGATCGCGTCATCCAGCTTGTCGATAGCGGCGGTCTCTGCCATTTTCTCCCTTTCGATAGTAGCGGAGCGTTGGTCGGTGATAGCAGTGTCTTCGTAGGCCGGGAAAGGAACTACGGAGACTTCGTAGAGTGTGGCGCGGGTGACGGTCACATCGATCCCGTCATCGGTGTAGGTGACGGTCTGCCCGTCGGAGTCGGGCAGGAAACCAATCGACATTTGGGTGAGGGCGCCGTCGGCGATGAGCTGGCGGACGTCCCTGCCGAGCTGCGTGTCGGAGATGCGGGCGTCGATCACGAGGCCGCCGTCTTCCTCGCGCATGTCGGTCACGACGCCGATCACGGCGCGGTGCTCGGAGAAGAGCTTCACCCCGGTTTCACGTGGAACCAAGGCGCCGGATTGGATGGTCTCCACGAAACCATGGAATATCTCGGTGGGCGTGTCCAGGGGGACCGCCCGGGCTGTTATCTCCCAGCCGCCGCCGATCCCGGCGTCGGCGAACCGCTCGGTGATGGGGGCGCTACGCCTCCGGATCCGGTTCAGGGTCGCTGACGGATGCTCGGTCTTCGCCATCGGCGTCACCTTCCTTTTCGTCTTTCTCGGTTTCTTGTAGTGGGTTGAGGCCTTCGATGGCCCTGACTTCGTCGATCGTGAGGAATCCGGATTCGATCGCGACCTTGTGGGCGGCGTACCGCGTGGTCGTGTCCGGCCTCAGGAAACCGTCCACGTTGAAACGTACGTCATCTGGGAGTAGCTCGGATAGGGCGGCTTCGATTTCCCGCATGTACGGCATCAGCGTATGCCGCACGAACAGGATCGACTCCTGCTCCATGTTGGCGTAGGTTTTGGAGTCGCCGTCGCCGGAGGTGAGCATGAGCCGGGCCGGGATCCCGAAAATCCGCGCTACCGAGATGACGTTGACTTTGCGGACGTCCAAGAGCTGTAGCTCGGCCGGCGTCAAATAGCATTGTTTGTATGTGAGGCCGGAGCCGAGCACGGCGACGCCGCCCTCGGGAGTCATCGTCTGGTTGGCCGCCGTCTTCCACTCTTTCGCCATCTCGGCGGAGAGCGTCTGGTCGGTGGTGAGGATCCCGGTGGGGCGCCCGCCCCGTTTGGTCCACTGGGCCGCGTATTGGTGGGCGTCTATGGCGCCGCGGAGGCCGTCGGCCCACGCCTGGATCGGGCCCTGGCCGAGCGGCTCACCGGGCACGTGGGTGAGCTGCAGCTGACGGACGTCGGAGACGGTCAGTGTGTCGTAGGTGATGGTTTTGACGCCGGTGGCGACGTCGATCCGGGCGGAGCACCGGGTCGGGTCCAGGACCCGGACGGGGCCCGCGGCGCCGTCTCGGGGGACGCGGAGCCAGGCGTTGCCGGTCTGGGCGAGGGACTGGGTTATCTCGCCGAGGAATCCGGGGAGGGTCTGGCCGGCCGGCAGGATCCGCTGGATCATGCCCGTGGCGGAGCCGCGGGGGCGTCCGAGGGTGCGGGAATACCGGTCCAGGGTGAGCTGGGAGATTGATCCTTCGAGGATGGCAAGGGCCCGGTAGACGGAGTCCAGCACTCGGGGGTCGGCGTCGGCGTCACGGCGGATGGTGACCCCGTTTTCGACGCGCTGCAGCCGGGGCGGCGCCTGCCGGCCGGTCACCGCCCGGACGAGGGATGTGAATGGGTTTCGTGCCACGTGGATCACCCTACCATATCTGCAGGACGGGTTTGGATAAGTATTTCCCGGCGGCCCACACGGCGAGGGCGGTGGCGCGGAGGGCGTCGATCGGGCCGTCGGACTTGGCGGCGTCGAAGTCCACGCCGCGGTTGGTGACGCGGAGCCGGGCGGCGTCGATCGCGGAGATGACGCAGCCGGCCTGGACGTGGGAGACGGTGCCGTCCCTGGACCGGTCGATCAGGGCCTGGCAGGCGTCCTGGTAGTCGCTGTAGGCGCCGGTCTGGCCGATGCCGTCGGCGGCGAGGGTCTCGGCGATGAGCCGGGTGGGCCCGGTGGGGTCGGCGACGATCCTCCGGTAGCCGTCCGCCCACAGGTAGCGCAAGCGAGGTTCGAGTTCGCGGACGCCGTTCCCGGACCAGGCGATGACGGTGACGGGGTCTCCGTCATCGTCCAGCCAGGCCGCGGCGATGGTGGCGCCGGTCCCGTCTCGGGAGGCGTCGTAGGCGATGACGGTGTCGCCGGGCCGCCGGTGCTGGGCGGCGGGATCGTCCTCGGGGATCGCCCTGGCGGTCCACATGGCGACGTCGAAAGCCGCCTTGTCATCTCCGGCGGTCGGCAGGTTGAGGAATGCACGGCGCCACTCTGCGAGGGGCAGGCCGTCGCCGAGCGCCCGCAGACGCCGGAGGGACTGGGTGTAGCCGATGGCGGGATGGTAGGCGAGGGTGGCGTCGCCGTACGGGTCCCGGTCGGCCAGTTCCGGGTCGGCGGAGAACTCGAAGAACGCCACCCGGGACCCGAGGTCCTTGGTGGCGGCCCGGCCGTGGACGAGTTTCTCATCCCACCATCCGCCCGACGTCGCCTCCGAGCCGCGGGTGGACAGCCGCCAGGATTGGGCGAGCCGCCGAGTGGCCTGAGCTGGCTTGACGGCGGCCTCGATCGCGGTGCCCTGCTCCGGCGTGTACGCCCAGCACTCGTCGGCGGATTCCAGGTCGATCGCGTCGCCGTGGATCGCGGAGTCCGTCGGCGGATACGGTTCGAGATAGGCGCCGGTCGGCGCGTAGGTGAGCCGCTCGGCGCCCTTTCCCCGTAGCACTTCGACGCCGGATTCCTCCACGGCCGGGATATCGTCCACGTAGGACCGCCATCTTTTACCGGCGTCCTTCCCGGTCTGCGCCGTCATCACGGCCCGGTGATCGGCGAAAGCCAGCATCCTGTGCAGGTGGATGGCGCCGACCAGGTCGGACTTGCCGGCCTGGCGGGGCACGGAGACCATCACCGTGTGGTACCACCACTCGCCGGGATGCTCGGGGTCCAGCTCGCAGGCGACGTCGGCGACGTACCGCTGCCACGGCATCAGCCGGCGCCCTCGAACCCGCTCGGAGACTTCGGCGACCACGGGGCCGAGGCTGGGCCGGTCCGGGTCCCGGAGGGTGGCGTAGGCGGCGGTCAGGCCGTCGGGCAGCTGGACGGACACGGTCAGAGTCCCATCGATCGGGCCGTGACGGCTTCGATGACGGTCTGCAGCGTGTCGAACACCGAGCCGGTCTTCGCCGGAGGCTTCGGCAGCATCTCAATGCCGTCCAGGAGCTGCCGTGCGAGCTGGGTCGTGGCGACGGAGACTTTCGCGGCGCAGAGACCACGATCCAGGGCCTTCGCCGTGGACAGCATCACCACGGTGAGCAGCTTCGTCCGGTAATCAAGAAGGTCCTCCCCCTCAAGATCCTCAATAAGATCCTTGACGGCGTCATGGATCGGGGATTCGTCCCGAACCTCAAGATCGAATAATGGCATTTTCACTCCTTTTCGCCGTTTTTTCCGGATTTTAAACGATTTGGGGGGAAATGGAAAGTGGGGGCGGGGTCCCGGCCGGGGCCCGTTGGAAAAAATGCGGTTCCGATTTCGGTTGGTCGGCGTCGGACGGTGCGAGAGCCGTCGCCTCGAGCGGCATTGCAGCCGTAGTGGGCGGGCCTGAGGTTTTCGATCGTGTCTGTGCCGCCGCGGCTGACGGGCAGCACATGGTCGATACTCAGTCGGTCTCGCAGTCGTGTCGCGTTGGGGTTGATCATCGTGTGGCAGATGGAGCAGCGCCAGCCGTAGACGTCGGTGACCATCTGCCGCAGCTGCTTTTGGTTCCGGCCTCGCCAGCGTCGTCCTCCGCTCATGTCCCTGAGTATACCCCGTCCGAGCAACCCCCGCAACCCGAATACCCCCGGTCGGAGACACCCGGGGTCGGACAGACCCCCCGTCTCCACGAACGGGGTCTGGTCCGGGAACCGGGACCACCCGAGTAGGCGATAGCCCCGTCTCCACAAGGGGGCGGGCGGAGGGTCCGCCGCATTGCGGCGGGCGGACCCTCCCGATCGCCCTCCCCCTTTCGCTTTCTCTCTAAAGATAGAGGGTTCATCTAAGGGAGAGAGAGTCTCCCTTATGGAGACTCTCTCCCTTAGGGAGATTGATATGGCTAGCACTGTGTTCCGCATGGGCGTCTCCCAGTCTGGGCCGGCGCTCCGGGGCAAACCCCTGGATCGTCCATGCGGAACACAGTGCCGTCGCCTCGAAATGGGGGCAGTGGCCTCAACGTTCCGCATGGTCAGAAGAGGGAATCCGCGGTACCACTGGGATCCGACCCGGTCTGGGCGGGCGACTGCGGGCCCTCACTGTCCCGATCCATGCGGAACGGCTTACCGCTAGGATTCGTGTTCCGCATGGGATGGGCCCAGAATCCCTGCGGGCATGCGCCTAGCAAGCCGTGGTTGTAGGCGTGGCTGGCCTCCGCGTCGGCCGCCGACAGCACGTCTAGGAGCGCCTCGCACGCCCCGGCGAGGCCTTCGTCCTCGGGTAGGGCGCGGGCGAGGGAGCGGCGTAGGTCCACGACGCCCCAGGCGGCCGTGTGGAGATGGGAGATGATGCGCAGAGCGGCATTTCGGGCCTCCGGATTGGGCCTCAGAACGACGGTCTCGGGGTGCTTCTTCGTTGATTCCATGCCCTCTATTCTACTCGGGCACGACTAATGCCCCCTACCACCGGCGGGGGCTGTCGGGGCGTTATTCGACTATGGGGCCGGGCGGCTGCGGACGCCCGGGAGGAGGGTCAGGCTGTCACCGTTCGGAGCGCTTGAGCAGCCGGCCTTCGGGATCCCGGGCTTCCTGGACGCCGTAGCCGGGGTCGCCGTGCTCGGCCTCGAACTCGCTGGCCAGCTGCCAGCCGTCCCAGCCGGGGACGGGCCGCGTCATCATCCACGATATCCGGGCCGGGATGTAGCCCCGGCTGAGGAGCCGCTCTTTCAGTTCGGATATTTGCTCGGGCGTGTAGACCCGATCGATGGGCCGCGCCTCCGCCGCCGGCCTCGCGGCCTTCTGTTCGGGCGGCACAAACGCCGCCGTCGCCGGAGGCGCGGATGCTTCCTGCGGCGTCTCCGGCGGTTCGGCCGGCTGGGGGGCGTGCTCGATCTTGGAGACCCGCTCTCGGTACTGCTTGTAGCGGGCGACGGCGGCGTTCTTCTTGCGCTTGACCCACTCGCGGAGATTGATCCACGCCAGGTAAGCTTTCTTGTCCACGCGGATCCACGAGGGGCGGGGGCAGCCGTCGGGGCCGATCCCGCCTCGCTCCCAGCTGATGAGCCCGGCCTTTTCGAGGCGCTTGAGGCCCTCCCGGGCCCACCGGTCGGTGATATGGGAGGCCATCGCGACCTGGTAGGCGGTGGTGCGGCCCTCCGCTGCCTTCGAGGGCAGGCAGACGGCCAGGCCCTGCATCGCGTAGGTCATGCACCGGTCGAACCCTCCCCAGCCACGCTGGGCGTGGGAGCGGGTCAGGGACGTGAGCGGCGCACGGGCGTTCATGCCCTCATGGCGCCGCGGAGACTTAGTCTTGCTCATTTTCTGGTTCCTTTCCGGAGCGGACTGTGCCAGTCTACAGCCTCGCAGTGGTAGGGGTCATTCTCGGAGGGCCCCGTGGCGGCGTCGAAATCCGATACCCACAGGGCCGGGAACTGCCCAGTTTTCCCTTTCGGGAACTGGACGGAGACCTGCATACGGCCGTCGGCGACGTGCTCTACCCGGAAGCCGCTGCGGTCGGTGTAGGAGCTGTCATGGACGACGCCGATAGCGACGGTGATCAGCTGGGTGCTGTACGGGCCGTGGCGGCGGTGGGCGTCGGGGACAACCCGGTACTCCGGGTCGAACCATACCAGCCCCTGCCTCCGGCCTTCCTGGCGGAGTCTCTCCCACGCCGTCGCCGCCATGTACCGGTAGGCGACCAGCTGGTCGGGGGAGACGATAAGGGAGGGTTTTCTGTAGGCGTCCATCTGGGCGACGCCATGGTCATAGGTTTCCATATGCACAGTGTACACCGTTCCGCATGGCGCCGTCAAAACGGCAAGGGCCCCCCAGCGTCACACTGGGGGGCCCCAAGGCACCTATAGGCTCCTAGCAGGGCCAGCCGTCATCGAAATGGCACCTGAACATGCCTCCGAGAAGCCAGCCGAGATACCTCCAACTCATGGTCTCACCTCCTATCATTCTCCGGTCGTGTCGGGCCGCCACGGGTAGTCCCCCGGCGGCAGCCCCTCGCTGAACCTCGCCCACAAGAGCAGGTTGGGCACGTCTACCACTATGTGCCTGTAGCCGCTCGGGAGCCTCAGCTGCGGGGACAGCTTGAAGTCGGCGCCGACGGGCCACACGCCACGGCTCTTCTTGTAGGCGATGGAAGAGTCCGGGGAGGTGCCGCCAGGCCGGGTCTCGATCGTCGGCGTCGGAGGGAGACCCTGGTAGCACTCCCCGTCGGACGGCGGCATCAGCGCCTCCCGGACCAGCCAGCCCTGGCCGGCGGCGAGGGTCAGCCGGAGCGCCCAGTCCGGCGTTCTTGCCCCCCGCCGGACCGTCACCCTCGCGGCTCCGCCACGGGCGTGGCGGCGGCCGATGTCGGCGAGGGTGACCGTCAGCCGGTGCACGCCCCTGGCCGTCCTGCCGAGCTTCGCGATCGGGGCCGCCCCGCGGGCGCGGGACGTGCCTTTCCCCCAGGTGTTGATGGTGTCTCGGGAGACGCCCTCTATCTCGGAGATGTCGGCGTAGGTCAGGCCCATCGCGTTGAGGGCGCGGACGCAGGTCTGCAGCTGCTCTACGTGCTCGGATGCCATGTCACTGCCCCCCGTCGGACTCGGAGTCTCGGAGGGTCCAGCCGTAGGCGTACCCGTAGAAGCTCGCGGTGATGGTCAGGACGATCCGCCACGGGGCGGAGGCGGTGGTGACGGCGACGGCGATGAGCGCGACCCATGCCAGGCCGAGCAGAGCCACCATCGCCGGCGTCGGAGTCGGCTTGGTCATCTCAACAGTCCTGCCTTTCGCGCGAAATTGTCAGCGATCCGCTGGTTTTTGTCGATCCAGGCCTGGCGGGCCCCCCGCAGGGTCCGGAGGCCGGTGGGGCAGTGGTCGATCACGGAGTCCGGGAGGGAGTCCAGGACGTCGGTCAGGGCGTCGGCGGCGCCCATCGAATACCATGCCCGCTGCTCGGGAGAGAGCCGATTCCAGTCGCAATCCAGGCCGGCGCCGGCGCGGCGGCCGTCGGCGTAGAGACGATCGTAGGCCTCCGTGTGGGCTTTCACGACGGTGTCGCGGACGGCCCCCCTTTTGCAGCCGTACAGGTTGGTGACCGCTATGAGGGCGTAGCAGGCGCCGGACCAGTAGACGGCCTTCATCTCGGGCGTGTCCCAGTCGCGGAGCGCTGCGCCGTGGAGGATTTTCTCAGTCATTTGATGTACCTTTCCAGTGTCAGGTCGTAGATGGCGGTGCAGGCGTCGAAGAACCCGGGCGCCCCGCTGGGGGGCAGGTTCTCGGCGAGGTAGCGCAGGTCGCAGACGAACCTGGCGCCGGGCACGTGCTGGGCGCCTCCGGAGGCTGTCAGCTGCGCCGGGGAGTAGAGCGCGATCGGGGTCCCGTCGGCGCTGCCGATGGAGATGTGCCGGTGCCCGAGCTCGCGTTCCAGATTGTGGATGTAGGAGACGCAGTGGGCGGCGAAAATCTCGCCGCCCGTGCGGTCCTGAGGATTGTTTACCTTGAACAGGCTCATATCTACGCCGATTCCTTCACGATGCGCTCGTACCAGAGTGTCAGGTCGCACGTGTACTCGCACTGGGCGTAGGGGTCGAAGACGCAGAAGAGCAGGGACAGGAGGCGGGTGTCCGGGGCGCCCGGGGGGATCGGGTCGCCGGTGAAGGCGTCGATCGGCGCGAGGGGGGCCTCAGGGTCCCACCATGCGGAGTCTCCCTCCAAGCCGGCCTCTAGCGCCTCTTGGACGCGGTCGGCTTCGGCTTCGATGACGCCTCCGTCCTCGATCAGGTAGTCCAGGACGAAGTCCCGGATCGCAATACGTTCGAAGCATTCCATCATTGTTCCTTTCCGATGTGGTAGCGGGGCTTGGGGAAGCGAGGCCACGTCAGGCCACGGACGGTGGCTACGTGGCCTCCGGGCATGTGCCGGATAGCGGTGTGCCGGCCTCCGAAGTGCAGGTCGGTCCGGTAGACGGCGGCCTCGGAGTTGCCTACCAGGTAGCCGTCCAGATCGTAGTAGCAGGTCCCCTCGTAGCCGACCTCGGCGGCGTGGCGGGTGTCCTCGCAGATGCGCCTATAGGCGTCGGGGAGTATCTCGGGATGGAACTCAGGCATGACGCGAGCCTCCCTCGTTGGCGATGATCGCGTGCTTTGCGGCCTCCCGGGTCAGGCCGGTCTTCGCGGCGAGCCAGCAAGCCGCATCCTTGGTCTCCCAGTCGATCCACTTGGAGCCTTCGTAGATTCTCATTTCCATTCCTTTCGGGGGTTTCGCTCGGGAGCTTCTCTCCCTCGCTGTACCTATAGTCTACCCCGGCCGTGGTATTTCGTCAAGTCGGTGTGGTGTGACGCTGGCCACAGGACGGGTGGGTCGGCTGGGCAAAGGGGGAGGCCCCCCGCCGGGGCGGGGGGCCTTTCTTCTAGGAGTTCCGGATTTCGTCTCTGAGCTCGATCAGATCTTCGGGATCGAAGAGTCCCTTGTATCTGGGGAGTCTCTTGAGTTTCCGCTCGGCTTCCTTGAGGAGGATTCCGGTCTCGGCTCGGAGCCAGTGCTTGGATTCGACGAGGTTGCTGGTGAAGGTCCGGGGGAATCGGGGGTCTCTCTGCGACATTTCCATCTCTTTTCTTTTGTTTGCTTGGGAGCTTTTCTCCCTTGCTGTACCTATAGTCTACCCCGGCCGTGGCATGGTGTCAAGCCAGACCGGGGTAGATTCTTGTGGTCTCTCTCACTCTCCTAGGGAGTGTTCGAGCCGGGAGATGCGGGCGTCCACGACGCCTATCTCCTGTGAGAGTCGCCGGAGGGTGCCGGCGTGCTCGTCCCGGAGGGCGTGGACCTGGCCCTCCACTCGGGCCAGGCCTTCGGCGAGGGAGCGGCCGTCGCCCTGAGGCTCCATCCGGCGGCGCATCGCCCGCAGCTGCCTCCACACGGGGACCAGGCCGGCGACGGCCGTGAGGACGCCGGCGACGGCGGTGAGGATCGGAGCGACGTGCTGCACTACTGGCCGCCTCCCGAGACGGTCTGCGGCGCCGTCGGGGCCGGGACGGGCGCGGGCAGCTGGGCGACGTGCGCG